ATTGCAACCTCTGGAGTAAAAGATAGAGACAATAATTCTCAGGGCGAAGCAGACGATATTAGAAGAGGGCTATCGCTTTCTTGCATATCGCATTAATTCCAGTCTTAGCCTTCCAAGAACCATCGGCATTATTGATTCGTTGCGTAAGCGTAAGCGCGCCACTATATCGATTCAAAAAACCTTCATAATCAATGTTCGTAGCGGCTTTAAAACCTATACCGATCTCGATGGTATTCGTAACGTTATAAGTAGTATCGAACCCCGGAGCGCCGAAGATTTTCACTTTTTTATCTGATATCTCGATATAAATCCCTCTCGCTGTCACATCCCTCAAGTCAGCGGCGGTGAAGTCAGTGTAAGCCCCGTCACACTGAAGCTTTACTGCGCTGGAGTTTTGTGCAAATCCCGCTATAGGAAAAATGAGCGCAATAAGTATGGATATTTTTTTTACGGTCATATTGCTCAATAATTATATTTTTGAAATAAAATTCTGCTATTGACTGAGGGCGGAACAACACTGTGAATCCATCTACAGGATTGTCATCGAATATTTAAAATAAAGCAACTAACCCGACGCTGTCAGACTCGGCAATCGCCCGGCATACGCCGCCAAATGGCCGACCGAGAAATGAGCATAGCGCCGGACCATTGAGTCGCTTTCCCACCCTCCTAACTCCCGCAACGCATGCAGCGGTGTACCGCCTTGAACATGCCAGCTAGCCCAAGTGTGGCGGAGATCATGCCACCGAAAATCGGTTATGCCGCACCTCTTCAAAGCCTTGTACCATGCAGCTGTGGTGGTCTGATGGACAGGCTTACCATCGTAAGTAAAAACGATTTTCGGATGTATACCTCGCTGCAACGTTATGATTCGGACAGCATCATCGTTAAGCGGCACACCTATCGCCACACGACTTTTGGACTGATCAGGATGAATCCACGCTACACGGCGCGTCAAATCGACCTGTGACCATTCGAGCCCCAACACGTTCCCCTTGCGCAGCCCAGTCGCTAATGAGAACGCAGCCATATGCGACAAGTGAGCAGGCAACTCAACGAGCAACGACTCAGCCTCAGACTTCAACAAATACCTAACGCGCTTCTTGGGTTCAGCAAGCAGTCGAATCTTTGGAACACCCTCAATCCATTCCCAATCGCGAGCAGCACGAAGGACCGACCGTACGAGAGCCAGGGTTCTGTTCACTGTCGCAGGCTTTACACCAGACGCAATCTTCCGCATCTTTACGGCATCAACAAAAGCCCTGTCTATGGTGCGCAATTCCTTACCAGCCAAATGTGGCCGTAGCCACCCGAAGATGAACTTATCGGAATGCAGAGAAGCTTTACCAGCTTTCTCTACCAACCACCTAGCCCCTGCCTCCTCCCAAACTTTCACTCCGGAGGACGACACCAACTCAACAAGATAACTTGCATCAACACGCATCCTGAACCTTTAAAGAGTTACTTCACGGAAACTATACAACAAAAACAACCAACGTGAATTCACGTGACAAGTAACGACAATTCCAACGTCAAAATGGCACGTCAGGCTCAACAGGCAACCCCGGCGCGGTAGCCAAATATACAACCCCAAGCGCGTTGTTACACCACGTATCCAAATTTTCCATGGCATGCCCCTCAATCATGCGAAATGCCGCATGGACGGCATCGAGCATGCAAGTGCAATTAGGCAAACGCCAGTACTGCAACTCAGGCAGCACAATTCCCTTCGACCGGAAATAACGCTTCTGATTCAGTTCCCGGCAGTCCATCACCTTGCCGCAATACTTAGCTATATAGCTTGCTAACCGGTGCGCACCCTTAACGCCAAATCCGAACGCATGCGGGTCACGTACATTGGCTTGCCCCATTTGCTGACCATCCGCGCCAAGGCCCACTACACGCTGCCAGATAGAGCGCAGCAACGCGTAGCACTGGCGACCGCGCACGGCGATATGGAAATGAAGCGCGCCCCGCTCTTGCTCTTCTATGACCGCCACATAGTGGAACTTCTGCACCTTACCTAAACGACGGCAAAACGCCTTAAAATCCTTGGCAGCTTTTTCGCGGTCGACCATATTTTCCCTATATGTCAGCGTGACCATGCGATCAGCAGAAATAGCCTTGCAGCAGTCGCGGACTTTTTGCTTAGCGCGCCGCCCGGCATCCTCCTCATTGCGCACACGTTCCTCAGACTCACCGCGCTTTGCCTTTGGCCGACTCTGTGCAGGGCCTACAAACGATTTATCTTTGGTGACGGTCACAACGCACTGGCCATCGGCATAAACACGCTTGCGGGCGGTGTAGGTGTCTTGCCACGCGCCCTTAACGCGCTCAGCCTCCCACCAGTCCGGCGTCTTAGCATCCACATCACCAGCGACCGGCGAGAAATCGATTGACGCTAAGACAGTTTCATAATCTAATTCGTTCATTGGTATTCCTGTTACAGCAGGTTTATCAACGGCCTCGTTCAGTTGCAGCTGACCGGGGCCTTTTCTTTTGTACTTCCAGATTATTCATTTCCCTATGACGCCTATGTGTTTTAGGTGTCTGTGTTCTTAAGTGTCCTCAATACAAGTTTAGCGGCGCTTCGCGCCGCGCAGGTCGCAAGCGCCCTTCACGGCTACTCGCGCCAAATGCCACACAAACCAATCAGAAACGCTCACACGCATCAAACGACAAAAAGCAGTCATCAGGATGGGGCCAGTTGCCGACGTGCCGCAGAGAGGCGCTAACGCAGCCAACGGACTACCCGCTAAAACTTTGGAACCTAGTCGCTCCTCGCTCCGATACGCACAGGCCCCAGCTACAGCTACTACAACAGCAACCACCGACTCCGACAGGCCTCCAAAGATTTTGCCCTTCGGGCCGCTTGCGCATTCACCCCGGCATGGTCGGCGGATTTCACCGGCGAAAAATCATGACGACAAAATGCAGCGCCACGCCGAAACAAATCGCAATAAGAATGCCTAGATCCACACCACCTCCTAGCGCTTACGCAACAACGTGCCGCGCAAGATACGATCAACCACACTGCCCTTGTTCTCATCCTTGAACTGAACGAACTTATCAAGCGCCTCCAGCACCTCATGGGACACCTCAACCGTGAGCAGACCCTTGCCCTCTTCCGCCAGCCTTGCGCGCCGAGCTGCTTGACGTTCGGCAGCGGTCTTTGCAACGCCGGTTGCAGGGCGGCCACGCTGACGGTTCGCACCGGCCACTAGGTCAAGCTGACGACGATCATCCGCATATCGCATACCCCCTCCTATTTGCGTGACAAGTAACGTTAATTCGGCGCTGCCGTACCGCCACCAACAGCAGGACGATACGGAGGATCAGCCTTAGGAACTTCCATCACAATCACCTGAGCACCAGCCTTCACTGAATCAACAGTGTTATGGCCCTCCATCGCCTTGACCGATTGCGCAGTACGCACAGAGTCCTGGCGATCCTTATCAGCATTGAAGTCTTGGAACCAGCCGTTCCGAGCAAAGCCCAAACACATGTTGAACGGCACATCGAGCGGAGTACCCTGTTGCGAATAACACTTGCACCGAACGCCCTTCTCGCTTTGCGGAGTGCCTACCTGCACACAAGCGGCAGGAACGGGCGCCCTCACCGGCTGAGTGATCTCGTCATACTTCGGCGCCGTGAATGCAAGCCCCTCGACACGCGGAGTTTGCTGCTGCACGTAATGCTTTGCGTCAGCGACAGGGTCGAAATCTACGCCACGCCCACCGACTGAAACAGTACGCACCCCAGCCGCCCCAACATCAGTATGTGCAGCACCCGCAGTCGCCACATCGGGCACAGGCTTTTCATTCCGATGTCGATAGCGGTTCAACGCCCAATATCCGCCAGCCAGCACCGCCAACACAAAGCCAGCAGCGAGAAAAATCTTTACAGGGATGGCGCGCTTAACCGTATGCACTTCAGCGCTCTTGTAGTAGCCGTACACCTCTTTAGGAAACGACCATTTCATCGGCACAGCGGACTTTTGCGAAGACGGATTCTGCGGTGCCGGATTCGCAGCCGACCATTCATAGATCGTATTGCGCGCCATGCCGAACTTGCGTACCGCGTGATAGTGCTGGCCTACAAGCTGGCGAACGAAGTTATCGATCAGCGTCGGATGTTGAGTGATCAGATAAATGTCAAAGCCACGATGCCGGTGCGTCGCTAATTGTTCGTAGTACTCCGGCAGCTTTGAGCCGTTCGGCTTCTTAGCGAAGACAAACTGGCACTCGTCCATCACGATGATGGAACCCTCAGGCAACTCCATCCACTTCTCAGCCTCAAAGGCATGCCAAGGCAGCGTCAAATCTTTGATGTTGTGATAGTAGACCTCGCGCTGTTCCTTTTCCGCCTTCTGCTTGATCCACCACAATGCAAACAGCGTCTTACCATTCCCCGGCAACCCGGTAATCAACGAAATCATTTGTTCACCATCCGCTTAATAGAGCCGCCGATAGCCTTCATCGACAGCGCGACCGTGAAAGCAGAAAAGATGACGGTCATCGCCTTATCCACCCACAGAAATGCGAGCAGACCAACGATGTCGGCGGACTGACTTTGCATTCCCGAAATCACAGATTGCTTCAGCGCGGCGATGCCAACATCGATGCCTTTATAGGTCACAAAACCAATGCCAAGAGCGATCAAAGCACGGCCCGCAAAAGTAGCCATCGCACTAGCGAGAGCACCAATTAAAGCAGGAAGAAACAAAGCAAACATAAGGCCTCCTTACGAACCGACCACAGAACGACCAACTATAAGATAGGCCATGATTAGTGCCACCGCCATCATCACGGCCCGCAATGGGGCGATGTTGTTGCACACAGTAGTAAAGTCCACCGGCACCACGCGCCCCATCACCACGAAAGAGCGATTCGCAAGGCAAGTACCACCACTGAGAAAGCCAGACTGATCGAACGAGACACGACTCATGTCAACTTCAGTGCCCTTCAACGTGTCGGAAATCTGCCCAGCCATGGGATCGGCACCGGCCATGATCTGATCGCCCAAAGCCTTCTGCGGCATGGCCTTGAGCGCATCGGTATCCTGTTGCTGCGCACATTGCATCGCAGCCGCAGCCCGAAGCGTGGCGCACTGGATAGCGTCGCCCTGACATGAGATCTGACCGCACGAGCCAGCCACAGACGAATTCTGGCAAATGGTCAACTCAGGATGGGCGCTGCAAAAATCTTTGGCGTCGTCACTTTTACCACTGCCGCCCGTAGGATTGTTGCCCGTGTTAGTAGACGTACTCGTTTTGACAGTGCCATCGGGTGAAACAACAGTTGTCGTCGTCGTCGTCGTAACCGACCCATCGCCATTAGTTGTAGATTGGTTGGACGTAGTGGTCTTAGTGCCATCCGCCGCCGTAGTTGTGGTAGACGGCGCAGTTGTTGTTGAACTACTAGACGACTGACTAGGGTTCGTGCCAGTGCCCATGCAAATAGCTATGCCACTGGAATCCAAACCGGCTTGCACAGTTCCGCCTGGACAATTGCCTTTAGAATCCGCCGGAGTACTTGTCTTCGCCGGTTTTGCGTCTGATGGTTTATTACTCCCTGCATCAGAGGGAGCGCTGGATGCGGGAGCATTTTTGCCATCAGAAACGGCAGAAAACGTGCAGTAAAAATCAATGCCACCACCAGCCGCAGCAGTCGAATAGCAATTCTTAACAGTGATGCCACCGGTAATAGAGCACGTAGGCGAAGACGAAGGCCCCGGAGGCGAACCATCAGGAACCTCAGCATTTGGATTCGCGGCATGACCGGTCTTCTGAGTCCAAGTAACCGAAGAACCAGCAGCCGTAGAGCAAACAGGGCCGGTAGGAGTACATGTAGGCGCTCCACCCTGATAGGCCTGACCTGAAGGGCAATCCGCCATAACCGCGCTGTAAACAATCCCATGCGGAATAGTATTCCCAGCCGAATCCTTCTGAAGGCAACGCCAAAGAGAAGCGCTTACCGCACTCGATCCAGCTAGCGTATAACCAGCATCCGCAGGATATTTAGCGCACACCGCATCGACCGAAGTGTAATATCCATACTTTGTCTCAAGCCCATAAATGTAATAAAGCGTAGTGCTAGCCAGAGACGAAGCAGAAACAAGACTCAACATAAACAGTATAAATAGTATAAATAGTTTACGCATTAATAGCCTCAACCGCGATTGTTCAGCAAAATCCAGAATGCACCCAACACCGCAAGCATCACAGCAATCCCAGCCATAAGACCTCCTACGCTACAAACAAAAAGAGGGGCCGCAAAGCCCCTCAAAGCGACGTAGAACCGCGATTAGCGGATCACACGACGAATCCACGAGATAGCGGCAACCGCCACCACCACGCCGATGATCAGGCCACCAGCGGTAGCGATGTCGGTCTTCGCTTGCGCGGTATCGGCGGAAATGTCGATACCACCGGCAGCATGAGCGACGCCGAAGCCAGCGGACAGGGCCAGAGCGGCCAGATATTTCAGTTTGCTTTTCATGATTCAACCCCATTTTTTACAACGTTAATAACGCTACGAACGAAGTAGGCAGCAGCCCAACAGCCAACAATCGCCGCAGACAACAGCCCACCATCTTCCGCAGACATGGAAAAGGGATTGGTGCAAGCACCTCCCCCAGATGAAGAATCAGCCACTATCGGCTGATCCGACAAATACGCATCAACAATCACAGGACGACCGTAGTGCACACCATCAGGCAACAAGCAGGACACAGGATCGACACCCGTAGATAGAGCAGCGCCGTCGTATTGCGGCGTACCTGCTACGCAAGTCACTACACGCGCCTGAACCTGAGCCACGATTAAGCCTTAACAGGTGCAGTAGCCGCAGGAGCCGGTGCCGGTGCGGACGCCGGAGGCGTAGCAGGTGCCGGTGTCTTGGAAGGAGCCGGCGAAGCCCCAGCAGCAGCCTTAGGCTTCATATCAGCCACACGGCCACCGATCCGCTTATCCTGCGCAATCGAGATTTCAAACTCGACCTCATACATTCCTGGCTTGATGTCTTTGAAGCGATCCGGCACCAGCAGCTCACCGACCAGTTGCGATACTTCGCCAGTCTCACGGTCAACTTTATGGACGATGCAGTCTGCAAACAGCATGTCGTAATCTTTGAGAGACTTTTTGGAGAAGCCAGCACGGGGCGTCACGCTCAGGATTTCCACCGTCACGTTACGCGCCGGAACAGCAGGGGCCGCAGGATCAAATTGCTTTACATCCGCCACTTCAGACACCACACGGCTGTTCTGGCCAACCGTCGCCTCAAACTCAACCATGTAGACCCCCTTCGGCAAATCCTTGTAACGCGCTGGCAGCGACAGAACGCCGATCTTAGGTTTGACATCGCCGGTCGCTGGATCGGCGTCACGCACAACACACTGAGCGTTGCGGATGTCGTAGTCGTTGCCGGTCTTGCGCGAAGTACCGGCAACTTGGACTACATGGACAATTTCGATTTTCGATTTCATGGTCATACCCTTTAAAAGTCGCCCTCTAGAGCGAAGAACAATTAGCGTTACAAGTCATATTTATTAATCGCCGTAATCACCGCGCTTGCCGTTGTGATACGGATTATTCGGATCGTATGGATCAATCACCGAGCGCAGCCAACCGATAGCAGCGCGAGCGACATCAACACCAACGATCAGGCCACCGGCAACCACAATCGCCGCCAGCGCCGCATTTACACCATCCTGTAAATCCCCCATACCGATCCCCTACCGTTAAAAATCACAAATCGAGCAAGGCCTTGTTGCCCTTGTCACACAAGGCGCTAAATACGCGACGCGCACTGTTCAATGCAGGTAGCCAGACATCAGGCTGATGATCTTCGCGGGCCTTGAATTCAAGCGTGGCAATCTCAACCAACAGCGCAGCCTTTACGACGCGGACCTCAGACGCCGTAAGCTCCAGCGGCAATGTCCATTCAGCAGCTGCACTCACACCGGCACCGCACGGTAAGCAAAAGCAGGAACACCCTTGTTCAGGTCGGCGACAGCCTGATCCGATGCCTTGCGAGACATAGGGCGAATCTCTTCCATGTCGAACCAAGCCGACTCTTCAGCGCGCTCAACACGGCGAGCCTGAATCTGGAAGCGGACCCGTTTAGGAGAGGTAGCATTGCGGACGGTGGCGGACATTTCGTTTTCCTTCTAATAATTAGCGTTACAAGTCACATATATAATCAGCAAAACATTCCATGAGGAAACGTCATGCTACAAACCACCTGCCTTGTCCTCTTCTCAAAAGCCGACTACCTACTGATGTTTTGGGACGCCTTGTGGGGCGGAGTCATCGCAACGGCAATGTTTCAATGGGGCCGACGCTATGAGCGAAAACAAGCAGCAAAGCACTGGGAGCCAAAAGAGCCGACTCTTTAGCAAACGATTTAGCGTGACAAGTCACACCAATAGCTAATTCATGTGCTATCGTTTACTCACATCCAGACGGATACAAAATATATCCGTTTGGATGCATTAAGAATACATCCGTTTGGATGCATATTGCTAATTGGAAATTACTATGGAATATCAAGAATTGATAGAGCGGGCCTTGAATGGCCGTTCAGTGCGCAGAGCAGCGATGATGTGGGACGTACCGCCGCCGACGATGGATCGATACGCCCGTGGAGAGCGTACGCCTGATGTCGGCACGATCTTGAAGATTATTGAAGACTCGGGAGTATCAGCGACGGAAGCGCTAAAAATAATAGCTGCCCAAGAGCAGCTATTGAAAGATGGTAGGCCCTCGCGGAGTCGAACCGCGCACCAAAGGATTATGAGTCCTCTGCTCTAACCAAGCATGAGCTAAGGGCCCGAAGAACACGGGAGCATATAGGCTCCCCCTACCTCAGTCAAGCCTTAGTTACCTTCCAGGAAGCTCTTCAGCTTGTCCGAACGGCTTGGGTGACGCAGCTTGCGCAAGGCCTTGGCTTCGATCTGACGGATGCGCTCGCGCGTGACGTCGAACTGTTTACCAACCTCTTCCAACGTGTGGTCGGTCGACATTTCGATGCCGAAACGCATGCGCAGCACTTTGGCTTCACGCGGCGTCAGCGAGTCCAGCACGTCCTTGACCACGCCACGCATCGAAGCGTGCAGCGCGGCGTCCGATGGCGCCAGCGTGTTGTTGTCCTCGATGAAGTCGCCCAGATGCGAATCGTCGTCGTCGCCAATCGGCGTCTCCATCGATATCGGTTCCTTGGCGATCTTCATGATCTTGCGAATCTTGTCCTCTGGCATTTCCATCTTGATGGCCAGCGTTGCCGGGTCCGGCTCGGCGCCCGTCTCTTGCAGAATCTGGCGCGAGATACGGTTCATCTTGTTGATGGTCTCGATCATGTGCACCGGAATCCGGATGGTGCGCGCCTGGTCGGCGATCGAGCGGGTGATGGCCTGACGGATCCACCACGTTGCGTAGGTCGAGAATTTGTAGCCGCGACGGTATTCGAACTTGTCCACCGCCTTCATCAGGCCGATGTTGCCTTCCTGGATCAGGTCGAGGAACTGCAGGCCGCGGTTGGTGTATTTCTTGGCGATCGAGATCACCAGACGCAAGTTGGCCTCGGTCATTTCGCGTTTGGCCTTGCGCGCTTTCATTTCACCGGCCGCCATCTGGCGGTTGATGTTGCGCAAATCCGGCAGCGGCAGCACCACGCGCGCCTGCAGGTCGATCAAGCGCTGTTGCAACTCTTTGATGGTCGGGATGTTACGACCCAGAATCGCGCTGTACGCATGGCCGGCGGCCACTTCGCCATCGACCCATTCCAGGTTGGTTTCATTGCCCGGGAATACTTTGATGAAGTGGGCGCGCGGCATGCCGCACTTGTTCACCGCCACGTCCAGGATCTGTTTCTCGATGTGGCGTACTTCGTCCACCTGGCCACGCAGCGTGTCGCACAGTTTCTCGACCACTTTGGCGGTGAAGCGGACGCCGAGCAGTTCAGCAGAAATCGCTTCCTGCGCTTTGACGTAGGCTTTCGAGCTATAGCCTTCTTTTTCGAAGGCGCGGCGCATTTTGTCGAATTGCAGGGAGATGGTGTCGAATTTTTCCAGCGCGGCGTTTTTCAACGCTTCAAGCTGTTCGGCCGAGTAGCCTGCCGCTGCGCCTGATGCGCTGGCTTCTTCCTCTTCCTCTTCTTCCTCTTCTTCCTCTTCCTCTTCATCCTCGTCGTCGTCCGACGAAGCTGCCGGCGCTTGCGCAGGGGCATCTTCGTTATCGTCTACCAAGCCGTCGACAATTTCGTCGATCTTGATTTCATCGGCGCGGATACGGTCGGAAGCGGCGATGATTTCGGCAATCGTCACCGGGCAGGCGGAGATCGCCTGGATCATGTCTTTCAGGCCGTCTTCGATGCGTTTGGCGATTTCGATTTCGCCTTCGCGGGTCAGCAGCTCGACCGAGCCCATTTCGCGCATATACATGCGGACCGGGTCGGTGGTGCGGCCGAAATCGGAATCGACGGTGGACAGCGCCGCTTCGGCTGCGGCCTCGGCTTCGTCATCGCTGGTAACGGTGGCGACATTGTCGGACAGCAGCAGCGTCTCGGCATCGGGCGCGTGCTCGTAGACGGCAATGCCCATGTCGTTGAAGGTCGCGATGATGCCTTCGATCGCTTCCGGATCGATGATGTTTTCCGGCAGCTGGTCGTTGATCTCCGCATAGGTCAGGAAACCGCGTTCCTTGCCCATGTTGATCAGGTTCTTAAT